CCGCCCTAAACAATTGTGCTTTCGTATCTACGAAAACACTAAAAGAAGATTATGCTAAACCTTTCTGTTTTCTTATGGATGCCAGTATGTTGGGTGTTGGTGTAGGATTTGACACAAAGGGTGCTGGAGAGATAATAGTTAAAGGTGTGGATAAAGATAAAATTACAGGAATCTATGTAATACCAGATACTCGTGAGGGTTGGGTAGAATCATTAAGGATGTTGTTGGAAAGTTACTTTCATGGTCAAGGTGAAGTAGAATTTGACTACTCAAAGATAAGAGCAGCTGGTGAACCTATTAGTGGATTCGGTGGTGTTGCCAGTGGTTATGAACCATTGGAAGAAGTACATGAAGAGATAAGAAAGGTATTGGAAAAGAATGCAGGAGAACCGATAACTATTACAACCATCGTAGATATTATGAATCTCATTGGTAAGTGTGTTGTTGCTGGTAATGTTAGAAGAACTGCTGAGATTGTATTTGGAGATCCACATTCAGAAGAATACTTGGACTTAAAGAATTATAAAGTAAACCCACACAGAGAAACATATGGATGGACAAGTAATAATAGTATTTTTGCAGAATTGGGTATGGATTATACAGCAGCTGCCGAACGGATTGTGGATAATGGTGAGCCTGGATTTGCATGGTTAGAAAATATGAGAAAGTATTCTCGTATGAAAAATGGTGGGGATAATAAAGATCATAGAGTTATGGGTGGTAATCCTTGCTTGGAACAATCATTAGAGAGTTATGAGTTATGTTGCTTAGTAGAAACATTTCCAGCCAATCACGATAGTTTTGAGGATTATGCAAAAACCTTAAAGTATGCTTATCTGTATGCCAAAACAGTTACATTGGGTAGGACACATTGGAGTGATACAAACAGAGTGATGTTAAGAAACAGAAGAATTGGTTGCTCAGTAAGCGGTGTTGCTCAGTTTATCACCAACAGAGGTTTGGATACATTAAAAGAGTGGTTAAATGATGGTTATGATGTGATACAAAATTGGGATTCAAAGTATTCAGATTGGATGGCTGTACCTCGCAGTATTAAAACAACATCGGTGAAACCATCGGGTACGGTTTCACTATTAGCTGGAGCCACACCAGGTTTACACTATCCCGAAAGTAGATTCTACATAAGAAGAATTAGGTTATCAAAACATTCAGAACTATTAGAACCATTGGAAAAAGCAGGATATAAAGTAGAACCAGCATTTGGTTCAGAGGATACGACAATGGTTGTAGAAGTGCCTGTGGACGTAGGAGAGGGAATTAGAACTGCAGGTGAATTATCAATATGGGAACAATTCAGTTTAGCCGCTTTTCTTCAACGACATTGGGCAGACAATCAGGTAAGTTGTACTGTAACATTCGATCCTAAAACAGAAGCAGAACAGATTGCTCCGTGTTTGAATTACTATCAGTACCACTTAAAGGGTATAAGTTTATTGCCTCGTCATGACTATGGTGCTTACAAACAAATGCCATATGAAGGGATTGATGAAGATACTTACAAATCAGAAGTCAGTAAGTTAGGTAAATTATCATTTGGTGTTATTAAAAACGAAGAAGCAGATGTAGATAAGTTCTGTAATAACGATTCGTGTGAGGTTATACCGATGACAGGAGATAATGATGATCAGGACTATGCAAATTAATTAAAAAAGTCTTGACAAACATATGGTTTTATTGTTATATTTACACATCTTAAATGGGGATATTACTATCTAAATGTACCAAAACATTTACTTTGATATAAAAAAACAACAGGTTCATATATGGGATGATGAGAAAGGTTACTATGTTATTCCATATAAAAGATACGCTTACGTGAGAGACAGAGGTGGTACTCACGTATCTTTATATGGAGATAGATTGAGAAAGGTTTATAAGTTTGAACCAAATGCTCCTAACTTATTTGAGTCAGATGTTCCTCCCGAAACCAGAGTCTTAGTAGATCAATATACAGATTCAGAAGAACTATCTAAAGGTCATAACATAATGAACATTGACATTGAGGTAGAGGTTACAGAAGGTTTTCCAATGCCTGAAGATGCTGATAATAAGATAACTTCTATAGCTACATATGATTCTGATAGCGATACTTACTTTGCTTTTGTATTGGATGAGAAAGATAGGTTGAAGCTCAAAACTAAAGACAATGTGGTTATAAAGAAATTCGATACTGAGTTTGCATTGTTGCAAGCATTTATGGTAGAGTATCTGAAGTGGAAGCCAACGATCATTACAGGTTGGAACATAGATACATTTGATATGCCTTATTTATATAATAGAATATGTAAGGTTGCTGGTAGTAATGTTGCTGATATGTTATCTCCAATACAAACTGTTCAATGGAATAAACATCGTAAAAGATTTATGTTTGCTGGTGTGAGTTGTTTAGATTATTTGGCATTGTATAAGTTATTTACCTATACACAATTATCATCTTACAGATTAGATGCTGTAGCTGAGCATGAGTTAGGTGAGAACAAAATAGAATACAGCGGAACACTAAATGATTTGTATGAGAATGACATCGATAAATTTGTTGAGTATAACATTCATGATGTTAGGTTGGTAAAGAGATTGCACGATAAATTAGACTTTATCGATATGGCGCGTGGTGTATGTCATGTAGGTCATGTTCCTTATGAAGATGTATATTTTTCGTCACGATATTTAGAAGGTGCTATTTTGGTTTATCTTAAAAACTTAGGAGTGATTGCTCCTAATAAACCAGAGCGGCCTGTGAGGTTAGAAGATGGAGATAAGTTTGCAGGTGCTTATGTTCAACCACCACAAAGAGGAAAGCACGATTGGGTATTTGATTTGGATATCACTTCTATGTATCCATCGGTTATTATGTCTCTGAATATTTCGCCTGAAACAAAGCTCGGTAAGTTAAAAGGTTGGGATGCTGAAGAGTATATAAAAGGAGTTAAGAAAACCTATACACTAGAATCTGATGGTAGGGAAAAAGGAAAACTAACCGAAACAGAACTAAAAGATTTCTTTGATAATAATAAGGTTTCGGTATCTTCTAATGGTGTATTGTATCGTAGCGATAAGAAAGGATTGATTCCAGCACTATTGGAAAAGTGGTTTGATACTCGTGTGGAGTATAGAAAGTTGATGAAGAAGTTTGGTGACGCTGGAGATAATGAAAAATATACATACTTCAAAAGTCGCCAGTTGATTCAGAAGGTTGTGCTCAATTCTTTATATGGTGTATTAGGTTTGCCGGTATTTAGATTCTATGACTTAGACAATGCGGAAGCTACAACACTTACAGGTCAGGAGCTGATTAAGTTCACAAAGAAGATTGGAAATCATTTTTACAATAAAGAGTTAGGAGATAGTAAAGACTATTGTATTTACATTGATACTGATTCAGTATTCTATTCAGCTCTTCCATTGGTTAATAAAAGATTTCCAAATAAACAGTTTACAGAAACTAGAATGAGTAAGGTTATATTAGATGTGGCTGATGAGATGCAGGATTTTTTAAACAAATCTTATGATTACTTTGGAAAAAGATTTCTTAACTTAGATAAACATAGGTTTGAGATAAAGCAGGAATTGATTGCTAAGTCAGGTTTGTTCATTGTTAAGAAGCGATATGGTATGAAGATTATTAACGATAATGGAGTAAAGGTAAACAAATTGCATGTAAAAGGTTTAGATTTAGTTCGTAGTAACTTTCCAAAGGCTATGGGGCAGTTGTTAAAAGATGTGTTGGAAGATATATTGGCTACTGTTCCAAAGGATAAGATAGATGAAAGAATTATAAACTTTAAGGAGTCTATGAAATTAGTAGACTTTGATAAGATAGCTATGCCAACAGGTGTGAAGAACCTAAAGAAATATACTGCAGGAAAAAGTGGTAACTTCACCCAATTTGCCAAAGGTGCTCCAGCGCATGTAAAGGCTGCTATAACCTATAACAATCTATTAGATCATTTCGGAGTTAGTGATAAGTATGAGAAGATTAGTAACTCAGAGAAAATCAAATGGGTGTATCTCAGACCAAATGATTTGGGATTAGAATCATGCGGTTACAAAGGTTATGAAGATCCGCCCGAAATAATAGAATTTATGAAGAACTATATAGATTATAAAAAGATGTATGCTCAAATGCTTGAGAAAAAGATAATGATGTTCTACGACTCTCTGAAATGGAATGAGCCAGTAAATAAAAAAACATCTATGGAAAGATTTTTTTGATTTTTAACATTAACTTTGATATGTATATATGTATATATCTATAACTATAAGGAGATAAAATGAATAAACACTCGTTAAATCGTTTCATCGACAAATACTATCTCGGAGGAAATTGCTCTTCTGTTGTGATAAAAAGTGATGGAGATAATCTATCCACCAGATTTATTACAGGTGATAAGAATCTGCTCGGTGAACTTAAAATGTCAGATTGGAAATTTGATAAGGCTGAGCTCGGTGTATACAATACAGAGCAGTTGGTAAAACTACTTTCGGTTATGTCAGAAAACATTTCTATGAATTTGACAAAAGCTGGTGATAAGGTTGTTTCGCTAAAGATATCAGATAGTGCTTCAGATATAAACTATATGTTATCTGATTTATCAGTAATAAACACACCACCTAATCTTAAATCCATACCTGACTTTGAGGTAAAGATTAAAGTTGACAAATCTTTTATGAATAAGTTTGTCGCTGGTAAAGGTGCTCTAGCTGATACAGATAATTTTACAGTATTGACAAGCGATGATGGAGTAAAGGTTGTAATTGGTTATGCTGAGATTAACACAAATCGTGTTACCCTTCCTGTAGAAACAGAGTCTTATGATAAGATTGATAATGTTTCTTTTAACGCTAATCTTTTCAGAGATGTATTGGTAGCTAATAAAGAATGTGAAAGTGCCACATTAGAGGTGAGTTCGCAAGGTTTGGCTCGTATCAATTTTAAGATTGATGAATACGATGCCACTTACTATTTGGTTGCTGAACAAGACGTGTAAATGGAATCCTTTGTAGATAAACCTAGAGTTTCGGTACGGCCGATATACAAACCGTTAGCCAGAGAAATGATTGAGAAAAATCATTATAGTGGCAGACTATCTTCTTGCAGGTATCCGCTTGGAATTTTTTATCAAACTGATGATGAACATAAATTCTTTGCGGAGCCTGAAGAGAAGTTAATTGGTGTTGCTTGTTATGGTTTTCCCGTTGGTAGAAGGGTATTAGGTTCTATATTTTCAGAAGAGATATTAGAGAATAGAAATATATTAGAACTTACGAGACTCTTTATATATGATGGTTATGGTAAGAATATTGAGTCGTTAGCTTTAGGTTTAACTTTCAAATGGTTGAAAGAAAACGCATCAAACATAAAGGTTTTGATATCCTATGCTGATCCCGAACAATCGCATGATGGTGCTATCTATCAGGCTACTAATTGGATATATCAAGGCTGTGGAGACTTTCAGTTAGCTCCTACATACTCTTTGAGGTTAGAAGAAAACGGAGAGTGGATGCACAGCCGCAGTGTATATTCTAAGTTTGGTTCAGCTGATCCTAAGAAAATGGTTAAGGCTATAGGACATGACTTTTGGTTAAAGAAAGAGGCTAGTAAACATAGGTATATTTACTTTTTGGGTAATAAAAGAGAGAACAGAAAGTTTCGTAGCGTTATGAAACATCCCGAAATGAAGTATCCTAAGAACTATAAACACGAAATTGAAATAAGAAAAATAGAGGTAGATAATACAAAATGGGAAAGTTAGAACATACCCTTTGGGTTGAGAAGTATCGTCCTAATTCGCTTGAATCCTACATAGGCAACGAACATCTGAAGAGTAAGATAAAGTTATATTTAGAAAATGGTGATTTACCACATCTTCTTCTGTACGGAAGAGCTGGTACAGGTAAGACTACATTGGCTAAACTGTTGGTAAACAATATAGAATGTGATCATCTGTACATAAATGCTTCAGATGAAAACAGCGTAGATACAGTTCGTAATAAAGTTAGGAACTTTGCTTCCACTATCGGATTTAAAGATATGAAGGTTATCATATTAGATGAGTGTGATTATATCACACCAAATGCACAAGCAGCTCTTCGTAACCTTATGGAAACTTTTTCTAAACACACTCGGTTCATATTGACTTGTAACTATGTGGAAAGGATTATTGATCCGATACAAAGTAGATGTCAATCATTTCAGATAGTACCACCATCGAGAAAAGAAGTTGCTGTTCATCTTACAAGCATTCTTAAAGAAGAAGAAGCTGATTTTGAAATGGATGATGTAGCTACATTGGTAAATGGTGGCTATCCTGATATCCGTAGGGTTATTAATTTTGCACAAAGACAAATAGTCGATGGTAAACTATCCATAGACCAAAACAATTTGGTTGCTGTTGATTTAAATGTAAATGTATTTTCTTCACAGATTGTAAATGTCTTAAAGACACAAAGTAAAAAAGATGCTTTCGTTACCATAAGAAAGATGTTGGCTGATAATCAGATATCAGACTTTGCTGATTTGTTTCGTTTACTATATGATGAGGTTGATGATTATGGCAAAGGGCACATCGCAGAATGTATCTTAACCATAGCTAAATATCAGTTATCAGATGCTCAGGTAGTTGATAAGGAGATAAATGCTATGGCTATGTTAATTGAAATATTAAATATTATTAAGTAGGAGTTCATATGTATTATGAAGTAGCGGTTGTATTTACAGAAGAGATACAAACCAAAAGTGGTATTAGAGAAAAGAAAGTTACAAAGAATTATTTAGTAGAGTGTTATGCTGTTACAGCAGCTGAGGCTAAGATTTCTGAATACTTATCTAAAAGTCAGTTTGCTTGGGAAGTTAAGGCAGTAAAACAATCTAAAATATTAGATGTGATTGGAGAATAGTAATGAATATGAAACCACGAAAACCATTACCACAACCAAAAGTACAGGTGGATTTATCTAAAGCTGATAATATGAAATGTGAGAAGTGTGGTAACTATTCTTTCATACAATCTTTCTTTCTCAAAAGATTATCACCATTGGTATCGCCTACAGGTGAAGAAGCTATCATACCTATACAGGTTTATGCTTGTGGTAATTGTGGAACTGTACCAACGAAGATGATGCCCGATGTCGAAGGTTAAGAAAAAGAGTCTATTTGATCACATTCAGGCAGTTACATCACAACAACATCCTGATTATTGGGATGAGATTTCTGATGATGATAAAAAGTCGTGGTCAAATTATATGGTTAATAGATTTCTATCTATGAAAATGGATTGGGTGGAGTTTGTCAATGAAGTTCAAAGATATCCACTACAACCAAAAGAATTATATAAAGTTTACACAGACATTTTGCCAAAGAAAAGACAATGGCTTAAATATGTCAAAGGAGATAAGAAAATGAAATA